TGACCGTCTGGGCACCCCTTTGTTCGTGCGAAGGCAACTCGATGGGCTAGGTATCCTCGACCGTTTATTGAGAACTGGCCATAGCCTGATACGAATTGACCCCCTTGCCACAACCAACAAGTGGTAGTGCGTCGAATGCGTGACCAAAATACCCTGGAACGCAGCCCAGTTAATGGCGGGATTGCACAGGTTGTATTCAGCAGGTTCACCAGCTAATCTCGATGTCTTGAATGCCCATGTATGTAGTGAAGTTCAGCTTGTGCTTCTCGCAGTATCTCACCACGGCGTCAAAAACGACGTTCTCTTCGGTGCAGCTAATACGGAACACATGCGAAGTCTTCCCAGCTTCCGCTGCTGTTCTCAGTTCATCTTTGAGTCGTTTGACTTCGTTTCTGGCCTCGGGCTGCAATGCCTTTATTCGCTCTTGGCGTTGAACCTCAGCAGCTTGGCGATCCGCCTCGGCACGTTGTTGCTGCCGACGCTGGCCCTCACTCGCAAGTCGTTGCAGTTCGCGTTTCATCAAAAGAAAATCCGATAGGCTCCAAACACTGCGACCGACACAGCAAACGCCGTGGCACCAAAGGCCACTGCGTTCCAGAACACTTGCCGTAGTGCGCTTACACGGGGATGGGCACGGCGGTTGATGGCCAAGTCACGAAGATCGGGTAGGAATGTCATGCGTTGTCCTCTGCACCTTTGCGATCCATATAGTCAGCCGAGACCGACTTCACGATGCGCCGGCCACCAGTTGGAGCATAAAATTGTTCTTTGAGCGTGGTTACAACAACACCTTCGCGTCCTTTGAAGGTAGACTTGGGTACACCAACAGTTGTTGGCCCGTCCGTGAGTTCCCTGAGCTTGTCAGCACTGAATGAACCGACGTACAGCAACGGCACTGTCTGAACATTGTGTAGGGCACAGACGCATTGCACGTTGAGCCAATCTAAGTACGCCCCATCAATGCTGATATCGAACACTCGATAACCGCGTTTGCCAGGCGTCACGCCGTAGTCCATGTCCTGGATACCGTGCCCGTAAATTTCACCAAACAAGATAACCGTGTGCTTTTTACTGCACAGGTGGGCCAGCAGGTTTACTACATTCTCGTTCTCCAAAGGCTCCCAATAGATCGACGGACCAGCCTCGGGCTTCTTACGGTTAACTCGATGTGAGCCCGCCATGAAGTCGAACTCGCCGTCGGCTAGCTTGACCAGGCCGACACGGCTGTTAGTGCCGTGGAGCTTCTCGGTGACTCGCACAGGCGTTCCATCAGGAATCGCCTCTGGGAAGCGCCAGTAGTGCTCAATATCTGTGTACTGATGAAAGGTTGGGTGTGGAGCTAATGCGTCCTCAGCCGTGAGCTTCACGGGCGGCTCATACTTGACCGCTTGGTAGTGCTTACTGACATCCGTGTTGACTTCGATCAACGATTCGTAGGATGGATCAAGCGGAGCCACGAATCCAAATGATGCCTGCCCACGCAGGCGAGTAGCCCCTATCCGACACTGTGTTTTCTCTGAGTCCCCTGGGTAAAGGGAGTGCTTGAGATACTTCTTGACCCCAAGCCCCTTGGCCTCGATCTCCGGGATCAGCATGTCTGGTGGGAAGTAGATTACTTTCTGCCCTTGCGCATACTGACCTCGCGGAACAACAACTGTGGTTCCACGGATGATTGCAATGTCAAGCTTGTCCGCATTGGGGTGCGGCTTGACATAATCAAGCGTCAGGACTTCGACAAAATTGGTGGCCATCGTTAGAACGTCACCCACGGTTGCGGTGCGCCGGCCAGATTGCGATCAAACAGATGATCGCAATCGGTAAGTTCAACCCGTTGAGCACCAGAGCGCCCCAACATATCGGCATACCAGGGAACGTCTTTACCGATGATTGTCCACAGTGAATACTCAAAGAGCTTTGCGGCGATGAACCACAGGCAGCCATAGATGGCCGCTAAGGTAAAGCAGCCGAGGCCACCAATTTTCATACCTGTCTTCATGCCTCATCCTCCCCGATGGCTGTACGAAGCCAGAAGACTCTGGCTTCCTTTGGAATGCCATCATCAGTCAGTTCGCGATAAATGAAACTAACCTGTTGGCCAACCATGAAGTGTTTGCCGTTGTACCCATTCGGCATATCTTTTCCAGGTGAGTCATAAGCAATCTTGGAGCCTAGTTCCGTGTTGAACTCGCGTTCCTCGTCAGTAAGCCCGGCCAGTTCCAGCCGCTTCCCGTTGTAGTCAAGGATCAGTGCTCCAATTTTCCCATGATGCTTAGAGCCTTTGTCGGTCTCACGGCCAGACGTGAAGCCAACCAACAAACCGTGGTCATCCTGGTGTGGTTTGTACTTGAGCAGCGAGCCAACCCGCTTCGGTGCCCACTGCGAATGCGAGTTACGGAGCATCACGCCTTCACCGCCACGCTCGATCACTTTCTCAAGCTCATGTTCAAGCTTGAGTCGGGCCTCAGTCTCATCATCAGACAGCTTGATCTGCTGGTGCATATAGACACGATCAATGTCAAGGTTCTCACGCAGTGCCATCATCTCGGCATCGAAGTTGGCATCATCGTGAAGCATGTAAACTTCGCGACCGGTGGAACAAATCCAATCGTTGATGCTTTTAGCATCAAACGTGGAGTGGAAGTTGCTGTTCTTGATCTCCCCGGAACCAAATACCCGAGACAACGGCGGTGTGCCGTAGACGGCGTACTGGATGTGTCCGAAGCGATCATCCGGTGTATCGCCGCCACAGATCGAACGACACAGTTGGAAGTTCCCTCGGCCAGCCCAAAGCTCGCCGTCCAGTGGCATACAGGGCAAGAGATTCAGAAACTCGTCCGGGGCCATGATTGGATTGCCATAGCGACTCCACAGGCCAGTCGCTACAGGTTTGATCTTGGCCTTACGCTTACCCGTCTTGGGGTCCGTCACCGAGGCCCACGGTACTTGTTCTGTCGCCAGGCCACGGCTGATTCCGCCATCCCAGAAACAGCGTGTGCCATCTAGCTTCTCACTGAGATACCAGCCGGCAATCTTGTCCTTGTCGGGTCGGTAAGTCTTAGCCAGTTGCAGGAACTCTCTGCGTGTGGTGGTCAGCATTAGGCAGCCTTTGCTAGACGGGCACTCTCGCGATTTGCGAGACGGCGATCAGGTTCTTCCCAGCGAGCAATCAAGCGACGTTCCTCGACTTGTCGCCGCTCTATAGCTCGCGAGCGTACTTGCAGGCCAGGTGTATACGCTGCCCGTTCAAGCCAATTCAACGGTACGAACTGTATAGTCATTGTCACCTTACCTAATAAGAGGTAGCTATCGTTGCTATCTATTACTACACCGGCAACAGCGACTTGGCTACCTGAACTTGCAGATTTGTAGAACGATCCGTGGTCTGTTTATCTGGTTTGGGAGGCGCTAGCTTTGGAGCATGAATCTCAATGCCGTTGGCCTTGAGTGCCTCCTCTAGTTCCTTGATGTATGCGCTCTGTGACTGGATGGCACAGGATGCGTTCCTGTATTTATCCACATATCGCATTGCGACTTCACGTGCCTCTTCTCGATCCTTGAACATGGCTTCCAACAGAACGTTGGCAATGTGCATCCGAGCCTGTTGGTTTTCCACGGCCTTGATATAGCATAGACGAATCGTCTCGTACTGTGACGCATCATGGAAGTAAGCCAAGTTTGTGCTGGTCGTGTAATGATTCAGACCAGTCACGGCCAGCACACCAACAATCAATAGTAATAGAATCGCTCTCATTTGATCTCCAGCAGGAATGGGAAATTCTTGTTTATTGTCTTCGCGTTTCTGGGCGAGAACGACACGCCAGCATCCTCGATAGGCTGCTTGTCCACCTCAGCTTTTGATGGCATAGCTACATCGTGATCGACCGCCCAGGTGATCTTGGCAGACTCGGCCCAGGCTCGAAGGCGACGAACTGGTACAATGAAGTTGAACTGTTCACCACCGCCGCGAACTAACATACCGACGTATTGCCCGTCAGCTTTTAGAAACACGCCACCGCCTGACGAGCCGGGGAACGCTGTCACCGTGGTTTGATCGAACACGGTGCCGTTAGCGCCCAGTTCGAGCACGCGACCAATCTGCGACACGATGCCAGATGTAAGCGAGTTGGCTCCAAATTGGCCTTTCAGGCTCCCAACGTGATAAAGCTCGGTGCCGATGAATTGCACCGTTGTAAAACTTGACGGTCTTCTCAGCAGATACGAAGTTGCGCTTGCGCACTTCGAGCAGTGCCAAGTCTTCACCTTGGTCCGCGTCACTGTAGCGCACAACGCGAGCTTCCATCTTGATCTCGCCGATGCGACGACCATCCTGCTTGAACTCTTGGACGATCTGTACGTCATCAAACTCGACCACTGTGCGCTGTACGCCGTTGACGATCACGTTGCGAGTCTTGCGTTGGCTTTCAACAACGTGGGCAGCCGTCCACACGTAAGTCACGGTCTCGTCGCCAACCTTGCGTGTAAACAAAACCCCCGAGCCCTGGCCCCTGCCGGACTTGATGGTCACGCTGATATCTTGCAGTTGGTCAACGAGCGGTTCAGCTTGGGCTGTGGTCACACTCACAGCAATCAGTAGGGCAGCAATCAGGTAACGCATGAAATGGTCCTCGGGTTAGGGTTGGCCTTTCCAGCCAGTAAGTTCCAGGAAACGGGAATAGATCATTCTTCGTCGGACATAGGCGGTGGTGCGTGGCAGATCGAGTCTTAACGCGATGTCTTCATCCACGTATCCTTCTTCTCGTAACACCACAATTTGCCGGTCAATCTCATCCTCGCAGCAAGCATCAATCTGAGCGCGCAAATCACGCAGGGGTGTGGGGTCATATGACAGTTCACTGCTTTCACTATCAGGTAGTGGATACATCACCGGATTCTGTATCTTGTTGCGCTTCCGGCTGGCGCGAGGCACACGAATGTTGTGCTCTGTTTCTAGAGTTTTTCCAACCTGACATTGGATGTACAAAGTGAGTAAACCGGTTGGCTTCGGATTCTCAACTGGGCCTTGCTCAATCATCTTCGCAACGCCCTCTGATAAACCGAGGATGGCTGCTGAGATCAGATCGTCGCGGGTGTGTTTGTATTCAGGTAGGTACGCCAGATACTTGTTGACATGATAGATGCCAAGGCCGATGTTGCTTCTTATCATTTCCTCCGCA